AGTAAGGTTAGTGCACACACTAAGCTAACGAAAGTAAGGTTAGTGCACACACTAAGCTAACGAAAGTAAGGTTAGTGCACACACTAAGCTAACGAAAGTAAGGTTAGTGCACACACTAAGCTAACGAAAGTAAGGTTTATCTACAGCAGATAAAACTAACGAAAGTAAATATATTTTATCCTGTGCTGGGATAAAATATAAACCTCTTGTATATGAAACAAGACAAGCAGGGCAATCTCTGAGATGGAAGAAGCTATTGCCTTTCTAGAGACTCTGGGTAAGCAGGTTGGTAAGATAACAAACTATATAAGAGAAGGGGAACTGGCCAAACAAGAACTAAAGACCATGAAAAAGTTGCACAAGGACACCTGTGAAATTTGTCGTGAGTCTGCTTTTGGTCTCTCTTATCATCTACCTGAAGAACTAGAATGTCTGAAGAAGATAAACACCTCTGATATTATCGTGAGGATAGTCTTGGACGTGAAGAGCTTTGTAGAAGGTGATTTGGACAAGTTGCGACCCTTTCCTAACCAAACTTTTTATGGACATGAGATAGACCAAAGTTGCACTCGCATCATGTGGAAGAGGACGCCAAATTCTTTCTATCGCATGATAGCTCACACTCTTTGCAGGGCATGCGGTTTGTATAGCAGAAGGTGGTACAGTAAGATAAGCATGCGCTGCATGCTTATCTAACGACAGTGAGAAAGATCATGAGGTAGTCTGTCGAGGATGTGGGTTAGCTTTTGTACAAATCTCTAACCCAGGCTATGGAGATATGCAATGTTGTGGTTGTTGTCCAGGAACTTGCTTCATGCAAGGATATAAACTGGAACCGAGAACCTATTTCGATTCTGTGGTCATCTCCCGTAATCCTCTTCCTATGAACAATGGAAAGTTGCAAGAGACGCGCGAATAAAACCTCTACCACAAGATATATCTTATCCTACTTGGATAAGATATATAACCTAGATACCATCTTTCTGTAGATACTCTTCTATCAGGGAAGTAGACAGAGGGTAGAGAACGTAGTAATCTACTCCAGGACTGTAGATAATCTCATCCTCAAGGAATTCTTTTGCTCTTTCTCTGGAAACTAGAGGTAGCAAGACTGTAATATAGGGAATATTACCTAGGTTGCTCCAAATCTTATTAGGATTTATATCTCTTCCTTGTTCCTTGAGAAAGAGTAAAAGCTCTACCATGTAATCGTACCAATGTCCATCTCCATTGTAACTTTGGTCAAAGAAGCGTAACTGTATACCGTAAGCCTCTTCTGGTTTTCTATGAACCTTTAGGCTATTCTTTGCGGACGTGTATACCACTCTATAGAAAGAAGCGTCCTTCTTTCTCATCTCTCTGTTGCGAAAGATAGATAGAAAGAAGTCAGCTATGCGAGTGTCTCCACTGCCTAGAACAGCTTCGACCAAATTGTCAAACAACCCTCCCATTTCAGAATCGAGAGTTTGTAAAGGTAGGTTATAGATGGTACGTAGATGTCCTTGTTCGTCATAGATCTCCCAGAAAGGAACCTTGGGTATGTCCTTTGCTATACTAAACCCTTCTGGTAGAGTAAAGTAGCGATGTATAATTTGGTCCAGTTCACGTACATTACCTCTTCTTATTATATATAGGAGGTAATTCACAGAACCATCATCACGCCGCAGAGAGATATCTTTTTCTCTTTCCCATCGAGCTACTAGTTTCTCTGCCCGAGCAAGTTTGCTTTGTTCTCCAGGAAATATCCTTATTAATTCCTCGTCCTGCTTTGGTTTGACCCTATTGGCAAACCAAAGCAGCATCTCTGGATCTTTTCTATAAAGAGCTTCTCTGAAACCATCAAGGGCTTCATACACGCCTTCTATTGCCCCTGTGTCTTTGTATACTCTTACTCCAGACAAAGGAGTTAACTTTACATAACTGGCTATCTGTAGATATCTCTGAGGTCCAGACAAGGTTCTGATAAGATCAAAGAACTGGGGTGATATGTTAAAATCTGCTACAGCCTTGTCTCTCCATACACCCCACTCGCAATCGAAAGCACTAGTAAAGGTGCTTCCTTCTGTAAAGCAGAGATCTCTAATTTCTTCATAACTATACTTGCGAAGAAGAGTGCTGCGAAGTGTACCAGCCATTATATTTTATCTTCCGGATAAAATATAGTAAATGCAAGAGATTGAGAACTCCTTGACTGACCCCGCTTCCTATTTTACTTTCTTCCCTTCAGGTTATGTTAGTAAAGAGGTGGCCAGGTTCTTCTCTCTACCTCAAAGTATAACCATGGAGATTCTAACAAACTCCTTTCTCTCCTATTCCTGTCAACACAAACTTTTACAACAAGATACAATCAGGCTCAACCCAGAACTCAAGAGTGTGCTAAACACGACCCAAGATAGCCTTCCCCTTTCCGACTTGCCCTTGTTCCTCTCTGGTTTGTTTCGTCTGAGGAAGAGTAGAAAGGAACAAGACATATTTATCTTGGCTTCAAGAGTTAGAGAAAGAGTAAAACGAGAATGCGCATTCTAGTGACTGGTGGTTGTGGTTTCATCGCTTCTCATGTCATCGTTCACCTGCACAAGACCTATCCCGATTACTACATTGTTAACCTGGACAAACTAGACTATTGCTCTTCTCTACACCAGTTTAAGACTTTCTCAGGTAGTGCTTCTTATAAATTCATCCAAGGCAACATTCTCTCCATGGATCTGCTCAAACACATCTTTAGAGAAGAGAAGATCGACACGGTTATGCACTTTGCTGCTCACACTCATGTAGACAACTCTTTCGATAACTCTCTAGATTTTACCATGAATAATGTGGTAGGCACACATAACCTACTCCACTGTGCTAAAGAATTTTCCGTAAAGAGGTTCATTCACGTCTCTACAGATGAGGTTAAGGGAGAGAACGATGACGTTAGTATCGATTCCATCTTCATGCCCACTAACCCTTATGCGGCCAGCAAGGCAGGAGCAGAACTCTTGGCCAGTTCTTATCGTCTCTCCTTCTCTCTTCCCGTAATCATCACCCGTTGTAACAATGTCTACGGTCCTTACCAGTATCCAGAAAAGATTATTCCAAAGTTTACCTCTCGTCTACTCAAGGGTCAGAAGTGTATTATCCAGGGAGATGGAAGCAATGAGAGAAACTATATTCACGCCTCTGACGTAGCTCGTGCTTTTGATGTTGTGCTGCATCAAGGTCAAGTAGGAAAGATCTATAACATCTGTAGCGAGGACTGTCTTTCCAACCTGGAGGTCTATACTGCCATCTGTGAAGAACTAGGTCTGAGTAAAGAAGCCTATCTAGAGTTTGGCCAGGATAGACCTTTCAACGATAAGAGGTACCACATTTGTGGAAACGAACTAGCCAGTCTGGGTTGGAAGCAGAGCATTCCCTTCTCTCAAGGCATTAAGGAGACGGTGCTTTGGTACAAGAGCCTGGAAGAGTTTGTCTGGATGAAGTAAGATAAAAACGCAAGAGAGTACCTTTCTCTCCCTTCTAACGAAAGAAGTAGGGGTAAATTATATACATCGATGTATATAATTTAGAAGAGCAAGACCATGGCCTGTAGTAGAAAGCACAAAGGTAAGAGTAGAGAAGCGATAAGATCAAAGCCTTGCCATTCTCGTCCTCTGTAGAAACCTAGAGCAAAGCTTATTACAAAGATGGCAAAACTCAGACAAAGAAAGGTTATTAGCTTTTGTCTCATTCGAGGGTTTGGAAATAAGCAATGTAGGAAAGTTTATCTCTAACCTCTGGGTCACTTGCTCCTCGACGAGACAGTCTGGAACCTAGAGCCTTGGACTGTTGCTTGAGTTTGTTTAGAGCAAAGGCCAAGAACTCTTCTGCTTGAGCCAGTCTGCTCTGAGGAATGTAAGGAAAGATGCTAGACAACTCTCTAAAGATGAATGCCTGATCAGCAACTTGCAGGTAGAGGGCCATGTTTTGCAGAATGTCATCATCATCTGCCTTGCGTAGACCTTCTCTCAGCCTGTAGTCAAAGTTGGTCAGGTCTTGTTCAAAGGCATTGAAGAAGGAGAGTAGCAGTTCTGGACTGATCTTGTCCATGTACTCATCGAATTTTTCCGGATTCTCTAGTAGTCTACTGTTGATATACAGTTGAGTCACACTGTCGGGAACCTTGACAGAAGAGAAATTTACCTGCTCTAAAACTTCTCTCTTGTCAGAACAGTCTATCTCTAGACAAGAGATGCTTTGACCGCGCACATCGAGAGCACTAGGTTGGAGAGATACAAGATACTCTATCAGATGACTTAGGTCCACATCAGCAACTCGCGGCGGTAGAGCGTGAAACCAATGTGAGTCAACCTCGGCAAACCTTTCTGGACTCTCTGGTGTAAAGTAGACAAAGATCTCTCTAATGGCAGCCAAGGCAGAAGAGTTTCTAGCGTTGGCAGCGGTAATAAAGGCTGAAGCTAGAAACTTAAACGCGTCGTAGAGAGGAAAGTCCTTTACGTTACCAATGTAAGAAACTAGAGAACCTAGGTTACCAAAGTGCATCCCTTGATACTCGAAAGAAGAGAAACCGTAATCGATGATGGTTGCAATGTAAGAAGTCTTAATATGATATTCTTTACCTCGCACGGGGTAAAGAATGTTAACTGGTCGAGTTAGTTCTCTAGCTAAAACATTCTTATCATGCAGATCGAAATGGGTGAAACGAATCTGTTCATGCGCCACGGCCAGGGCTAAAACTAGTTGCAGGTAGAAATTAAGAAACTCTTCTCCCGACATTCTCTTGATGAGATCGTTTGCACTGACGGCAGGTGTTACATTCTCGTAAAGAGCATAGTTTAGAGGACGACCTGGACGCAGACTAACACAAAAATCCTTAACCTCATCATCAGAACCTATGATGGGAGGAGAACAGGCAAAACCTCCGTAGATAAAGGAGAAATTAGGAATGTACTTTCTTAGGTTATTTGTACCTAGCAAACCTACAAAGACCTCATGTGTTAGATCATCAACCTTGGGATACTTTACTACTATATCGTTACGTAGCAGGTTGCCTAGAGCGGCCGTAAGGGTGATACCATTAGCACCAGCAGAGAGCTGTTCTAGATGAGTTAGCCAGGTCTTGATCTTGGCTAACATTAGTTCTTTCTTGTAAGGGTTAGAGTAGTAGACGGCATAGAGCACGTCAGACATAAAGTAGAGCACGTTTTCATTGTAAAATTCTCTATCTACCATACCAGCCAAGAGTTCTACCACATTATCATTGAGGTGAGAAAGAAAGTCGGCTTCCGGAGGTCTAGTCTCATCTATACGTTGTAGAATGGCCAGTTCTTGTCCTGTTTGATCCACGGGTCCAAAGCCTTGTCTGTACCTTTGCGCATTCTGCTTTACAGACTCGCTAACCTCTTGCAGGGTTACTCCCAGACCGGCGTTGGCTTCCATGAAATCCATTTAAAAGAGCTTAGAAAAAAAAGTTCTAGTTAAAATGCTCGACACACTACTCATCGTAATTGTTTTCGTACTTAGCTACTTTTCTCTTGTTAGAAAGTCTAACAAGGATAGACAAACTCGTCTCCTAGATCGTCTAGAGAAGTATTTGGATAAGGTTGCTCCCGAGACAGAAGAGGAGGAAGAATCTGCCGTAGAGGAAGACGAGGAGGAAGAAGAGAACAAGGAGGTTGAGGAGAGAGAAGATCCTCTAACCATGCTGTCTCAGGCTTTTCTAGATGCTACCAAAGGTGACTCTGGAGATACGGAAAAGCTAGTTCAGGCCTCTCGTGAACTACTCAAGGAGAACCTAGGTGCATTCATGAACCAAGAAGGGCAAAAAGAATTTGCCAAGCTCTTTGGTCAGCTTACCGAGTTTGTCAAGCTGTAAAGATATAAAATAATTAGTATCCTAATTACATGGATACTAATTATCATGGGATGTATTCTGGTAACATCCATGTAAACCTCTTGTTAGAGATTAAGAAAAGAGTCTCTTCCTTCTCTCCTCGTCTTCTTTGTTTCTTTCCTTTCTCGCCTCTGGAGACATCCTGTTGGGTAGGCAAAGGGTGGAAGAAGGCCAGAGAGCGTAGTGCAACTCTTCGTATTCTTTGCAAAAAGACCCGTAGTCTTCCACAGACATGGCGTCTCTCTCCTCATCGCTGATCTTGTCCAAACGGGCGAGCATTTTGCTTTGTTGGTGATGGGTAGACATTGTGGATGTCGGACGTGTTACACACTCATAACAATTTACCTAAATTCCTAAATTTAGGTAAATTAAAACATGTCTGATACAGGATCTACTGTCGCTGATAGGTCAAACTCTACTTTAACAGCTATTATAGTGGTTGCCGTCCTGGTAATTTCTTGGTTAATCTTTCTTGCAGTAGATGCCTATTTTGGTCTTTTTATCTTTGCCCCTTATGATCCTCCTCCTCTAGAAAACGCTTTTCAGCCGACTAAAAATAACGAGGAACAGGAACGTAGCCTCCGCCTCCGCCGTTAAGGATAGAGTCTACCCGAAGTTGTAGATCTTCAGGACTGCCTAGGGGAAGGACCGTGTTTAGAAAAGTGGCCACACCTAGATCACCAAGGACAGAAAACTGGCTCACCGTACCTATGGTGGAGAGAGAGTTGAGCAAACGGAGGCGATACTCGGCACTGGGAGCATGGGCAAAGACAAAGAAGAGCTCAGGAACTACACTGTAATCTACTAGAGGAGGAGTGCTGCCCGGAGGAAGAGCATTAGCTAGTGCGGCCAGGGCAGGAATGGTATTTAGAGGAGTTTCTACAAAAGGGGCAACTCCAAAGAGAGAGTAGACAGCGTTGATCTGTTTGGGAAAGGCTACAAAACTAAAGAGTACGGTTCCATCAGCAGCAATGGTAAATTGCACCCCCTTAGGATTAATTCCCACATTGTGCAAGAGTTGCAGGAGAGCGGGAAGAATAGCTTCCACCGGATAACCTGCAGGGAAGGGATCAAACATCAAGGTTACCGAATAAGTAGTTTTAGTTTCCAGAATCTCTCTGTGAGAGCAATTCTTCTCTGCACGATGAGGCGAGTAGGATTTGCACTTGTTCATTTTAAAGCATAAAGAAAAAAATTAGTTAGATTTCTTCTTAATTCCATAACCAAGAAGCAAAGATCTCCACGCTATAATAGCAGCCTTTTAAATTTGCATAGTAATGTAGCAGAGAGGTTATTTCCCCTGGGGATAGTTTCTTATCAAACAGGTCAGCAATCTCGTAAGGAGTGGTACTATAGACATCGTTAGCACAAACCTCAAAGATCATGTACCTTTCAAACTCTTCTAGTATCTTGTATAGCTCCTCTTCTCCATAGTAGGATAGAGAGTTGCGAAAGATGCAAGGTACGAAATGGGAGAAGGAAGGCAAGACCAAGAGACTGCTAAAGTATTTTGCTGCCATGTACAGACAACAGAGAAAACGTATTCTTACGCCTTCTTCAGAGTGTATACTACCATCTTCCTTGATGCCTGAAGGATACTTTTTACAAACGTGCTCTAGGTAACGATCAAAGAGGCAAATGCTCTGAAAGAGGATTCTAGGTTTGTACCACAGAGGCAAGTTGGCTCTCATGTTGTGCAAGGTAAAGACCATCTGTAAAGCATATCTTCTTTCCTTCTTATCGTGCAAAACTAGCCTGCGATCATAGGTTTTATACTCTATAACCTCTAGAGGAAAGGAGGAAAAGAAAGGCATGGTTAAGCACTCGAAAATGCTAATTCTCTCTTCCTTCTTACCCATGAGCATGAGACAGAGCATGTCTAGAAAGCAAGAGTAACTACCCAAGGTCTTGTCAAACTCATCTACATCTCTTCTACCCAGATGTAGATGGTCTTTAATCTCTTCCCTAATCTCGTGAGAAGTAAGCGATTTCCAAGAGAGAATGCGAGAAGACAGCTCTGTCTCTGAACCACGAAAGAGGGGACGTGAAGAAAAGAGCTCAACCAAAACGCAGGCTAGAGCCCAAACGTCCACCGTGTTGTTATAGTCTTCAAAGAAAAACATCTCTGGACTCCTGTACCAAGAAGTGGAAACCTTTGGCGTATTCATCATCTGCTTGGTGTGAATCTTGGAAAGACCAAAGTCGCAAAAGATGGCCTTTTCTCCATTCCAAAGCACGTTGGAAGGTTTAATGTCCCGATGGACCACACCGTGTGCATGTATGTGGGCTAATCCTTGAATGAGCTGTCTAGTAATGTCTTTCTTAAGCTTCCAGGTGGAAGATGTATTCTTGCAGCCATTCCTTTTCTTGTAAATCAAGGTATGCAGATCACAGGAAGCCTTTTCAAAGATGAGCCAAAGATAATCTTCCTTGTATCCTTTTTCACGCAAGGGAGAGAGTGGTTTATCAAAGGGAGACTCGCAACAAACCCCCTCTAAACTCACTATAGAGGAATGACCTTGCAATTTGCTGACTATATCAAGCTCTCGTATACTACCCGAGAAGCTGACACAACTATCAGTAAAGGCTCTCTTAACTGCAACCTGCTGACCGTCCAACTCTGCTCTATAAACCGTTCCATAAGCTCCTTTGCCTAGTTTGCCAAGAAGCTTCATTACAAATTCAGAGGCTTTAATTTCGTAAAAAGTTAGTTTATAGCATTTACAAAGAAAAAAAACTTCCTTACAAAGAATGCAAAGACTTACTCTTCCTCGTCGTGCCATTCCCGGCAGTGAAGAACGTGTCTCTCCCGCAGCCACTGTAGCTCCTTCTTTTACCTCTCCTACGGCCCAAACTCGTATCGGTGCTCTTCCTCCTCTCAACACGAGAGGTAGCTCTCTCAATCCTGGTGCAGGAACTAGGACTTCTCTGCTTGAGTCTGCTACTACTGCTCCCCGTACCACCAGAACCTTTAGAACGACCACTCAAGAAGTAGTCAGGCAGACTACTCCTGAAGAGGTGGCTGTGGAATATTCCGAGGATGAAGAAGAAGAGGATGAGGAAGAGATCATCTCTAGCCCTATCGCTTCCCCTCCACGTGCTCTTCCTCCCATCACTCCTGTAACCAGAACTACAGTAACTACCACTACTACTGGTGCTCCTCGCGGCCTGGCTCGTCTTGGTCTTCCCTCGCCCAAGGATGTTAGAACTACTGCTCCCGCTCCTGCGGCCAGAACTCTAAGTAAGACCGTAACCACTACTACTAGCACTGGCAGACAACCTAGAACTGTAACCAAGAAGGTTACCACCACTCGCGTCTCTCCTACCAGGGCTACTCCCATTCTGGCCTCTACCGAGACTCGTCTCGACCTGGTAACTTTGCAAATCATCGCCAAGATTATCGATCTGCCTCCTTCCAATGATAGAAGAGAACTAACCTCGCGCATCATTGATGTCCTCTCCAACCAAGAGTAATAAACACCCTCACTAAATATATATCTCTCCTGAGATGTATATTTTAATTTCCCGGAACCTGACAGTATCTAAATCTACTTCCTACGATACTAGGATCAGGAGCACAAACTAAACCTGCGGCACATCTTTGTTCACATCTATTTCCAAACTGGGGTAGTTCAGTGGTGCAGATCTCGTTTACACAGTTGTAACCTCTTCGGTCACACTCTCCCCCTATGTCACACCTACTACCTAGAATCTCTGTACTACAGACTCCTTTACAATAAGGTTTATCACGGAAACAATCGGCTCCGGAAACGCATTCTTCAATGGTGCATTTCTTGTAGCCAGTTAGTCCAGCCAAGGTTTTACAAGAGCCTCCCATGCAACTGGCATTGTCCTCACAACGGGAACCGGTTGGTAAAAGAAAGCACTTGCAAACGCCAATCTCTCCAGAAACCTTTACACAGTGTGGGTTGTCAGAGGTGCAGTCTGAACTATCAGTGCATCTTCTGTCAAACCCATTGGCCGGACAACAGTTACCAGTTAGATTGTCACAAACTCGACCAGAAGGGCAAGCTAGACCTGTGGTACAAGTTAGACATTGGCTTTGAGCAGAGCAAACCAGATTGGGACACATGCTATTATTACCTTCTCCACACTGCTTACACTGTCCATCAACACAAACCAAGCCTTCAGGACAGACACTGGTACACGGTTGTCCTCCAATGCAAACCTTTCTCGTCTTTCCAGAACTGGTTTGAGAACTAACACAGGCTTCTCCAGAAGGGCAATCTCTGTTGTCTACACATGATCTACTAACGCAGGCTCCTGAGATACAAGCGGCCGAACCAGGACAGTCTGCAGTGCTGGAACAAACACTAGAACAGACTGCACCCACACATCTCTGGCCAGCTATCTTGCAATCAGCACTTGTGCTACAGACTCCACCTATAGGAGGGGGAGGGGGAGTAGTTCCTGAACAGATACCTGCATTGCAAGTGCTTCCACTAGGGCAATCAGAGTTGTTAGAACAGGTTCCTTCACGAATGCAATTTCCATCGCTAGAGCATCTCTCCCCTTCGGGACAAGAGTAGACAAAGCAATTACTCTTGTCTTGCTTGCGTAGATAAAAGTAGAGTATAATTCCTACTATGCCGAATACTATAAGAATTAAAACAGCAACCAGAATTAACCACTTCATGCAACTTTAACGTGGTGTTTTTTATAACTTCCCCAGAAAAACTAAAAGAATGGCTCACAAGAACAAAGAAGATATGTTTAAGAACTGTGGCCCTCGTGCACAATGCGAAGAGAGACGTAACGGTAAAGACAAGTGCTTGGACAAGGTAGAGGCCTATTCTGTAGACACATGCCTTATCTCTTATAAACCTAGGTTGCTAACTGTAGATCCTTGTTACAAAGGTAGAGATGAGGGCGTGTTTACCTCTTTGGATGATGCCATTGTCTCTCTGAGAAAGAACCGAGGCGGCTACGTTATCAAGCTTTCTCCCGGAACTCACCGTCTTACAAAGAATGTGGAACTTACTGTAGATAACCTAAGTATCATAGGAGACACCTCTCCTGTAAAGGGAGTGCCTTACATTAACGGGGCTCGTTTCTCTTCTTCTCTAATCGACATTGTTCCCCGTTATGACAACCGCATAGGTAAAGGTCCTTTTCGGGTAACCATCAACTCGAGAAAGATTAAAGTTTCTGGAGAGTGCGATCCTGACTTTTCTTCTGTGCGAGAGGGAGACGAGATTGGTTTTCTCTTTTCAGACCGAGAAGAGGGAGAAGGAGAGATTAGACGTTTTCGAGTTTCCTCTGCCAAGGGCAATACTATAACCTTGGCAGAAGACTTTGGTTTGGGTAGAGATTTGTTTGTAGGTGAAGGCTTTTTTATCTATCCCAACACTAGAATAGAAACCATCTGCCCTAGAAAGATCTATGTTACGGGCATCTTGGAACTGGCCGGTATCACCTTTGACACGGTCATCCCCTTTGTGGTAGGAGCAGGCATCTATACCAGTTTCAGGAATTGCGTCTTTGAGGGAGTCATCTTCCTCTTTGGTCAAACCTTAACTAGCATACCTAACGTGACTACAGGCAGTTTCTTGTGGACGGCCACTGCTTGGGGACAGATGGCCTTTCAAGGTATCTTGGGAGTGAGAGCACGCATGATCTTTAACGGCAATGTGGGAGCCACCGTTTGGGGTTCGGTCTTTTCTCTTTGTAGGATTGGAGGTGGTGCCATTAATGGAGGAGAGTGCCATTTCGATGATTGCGATTTCTTCCTGAATGAGATTGCTGTCAGGCTGAGCTCAGGAGCAGCGGCCCATATTCCGGGAGCTCGCTTTGTAGAAAACATTGTGGCCGTGAATGGTTTCTACAACTCTACTCTCTCCTCAGAGGCAGGCAACATCTTTGGTCTGTCAAACCTCATCGGTGACAGACCAGAGTTTATCAACAACAGGTTAACCTTTGGTGCAGAATGGGCCACCATCTTTAATGTAAGTAATCTACTTCTCACCAAGGCGCTAGAAGATCCTTACATTCGTCTAGACGGTCGCATTAGACAGAATCCCTCAGAGAACCCGGAAGATGCACTCGGTAACGCTGGTTCCTTTGTGGCCGATAAGCCCAACCCTTATGCAGGCATAGAATAAGTTTTTATATTTTGGCTAAAATATAAAAGCGATGGACCCCTCTACAACCTTGGACGACGAAAAGTATTGTTTCTCCTCTTTCGACTTTTTCCAAAGAGATTACTCTCTACAGGGTTCTGGAGATACTATTCTCTACGGTGATTTGCATCTAGGTGCAAGGAAGACCAAAATTAGTAATAGTCTCCTTCAGTGTCCTCTAGTTTGTGCACAAGAAGGCGGCTCTCTAACCTTGGAGAATTGTGTTTTGGAGGGCTCTTCTCTCCTCTTTCAAGATGTTAGTCTGAGAATGGACTCTTGCATCGTGAACCTGACCTCGGACGATGATTACTTTTCTGCCCTCCAGTTGCTAAATTCTCAGGCTCGTATCAAGAATAGCTCCTTCATCTGCAACTTTGCCGCCTCTTCTGCCACCTTGTTCAAGTTTATCTCCTCCAAAGCCCAGTTGCAAGGAGTAAAGACCGTACTGAGCTTTAGCGATCCCGTACCTTTTGTTCTCTACTCTGACGCGATTGGGTCTGTACTGCGAGTAGAAGACTCTTCTCTCTACTCTACAGAACCTTTCTCTTGTTCTCTGTACAAAGGCATTCGTTCCCAGTTTCATCTAATAGATTTTAATGTACAGAGTGGCAGCCATGTAGAGATGGTAGGATCAGACATCAAGGAAGGCGAGACAAAGTTTAGCAATGTCTATTTTGGTAAGGAAGAGGTCTTCTTTGTAGATGACAATGCGGAACACGTGGAAGGTAACTATCTAGACTACTTTAACAAGTTTTCACACACCCTACCCTCGGGCAAGAACAAGCTCATTCTAGACACTCGTTCTGCACCCGTCATCATCGATCTGCCAGAGGATCGGGAAGGAGAAGAGATCTTTGTAGAAAATCCCTATTCTGGTTTGGTTCTCTTGCGAGATACGAGAAAGGGCAAGGAGACCAAGACTAGAAGAAGTAAGCTCTCTATGAAGTGTCTTAACGGCAAATGGAAAAGAGTAAAATGAGAACCTTGGTAGTCTATTGCTTTCACGAACTAAATTCTAACCTGGCCTTTTTCAGAAAGCATGCGGGAAAAGACTTTTTCTCTCTACTCTGCACACCGGAAGAGATGCAAAGTAAGCTCTCTCTAATAAACCCTGACGACTATGACTATTACATCTTTCTCTCTTCTTCTCTCTGTGGACCTTTCTTACCTCTCTGGTACAGGGGCAGCAAGACATGGATAGACATGCTAACCTCTTTTCTATCTGAAGAGACTCTCTTACAGTGCTGTCAGGAAGGAGGGGGAGCCTTTGCCAGCAACAGAAAAGGCTTTCTCCTGGGTCTAGAACCTTTCTGTCTGAACAATGTAGAAAAGTTTTCTCAGAGGATTCTGGAAAAAGGTTTTTCCTATACTAGTCTCTGTCACAGAGAGAACCCTCACCCTTACGAGAGCATCTTTGTTAAGAATGTTAACCCCATGTACCCTCTCTGGCATGACCGAGTTACTAAAGAACCAGTCAACCTAGACTCTACTAAAATTCTAGTTTGCTACACCTTTCACGAGTACAACGACAATGTAAAATACTTTCTTAAACATGGTTATGTAAAACATGACCATATAGACTTTATCTTTGTAGTTAATGGTAGAATAGATAACCTACCTGAGCTGCCTGGAAAGACCATTCAGAGAGAAAACCTAGGTCATGACTTTGCCGCCTGGACTAGAGCCATCTATGAAGATTGCAACTTTGAAAAGTATGAAAACTTTGTCTTTGTAAACTCGAGCGTGCGAGGACCCTTCCTTCCTAGCTACTGTGATCTGAACTGGGTTCACGTCTACTGCTCTCACCTTTCTTCAGAGATTGGTTTAGTAGGTTCTAGTGTAACCGCATCCAAAGAAGTCAAGGGTAAATACTTTGTACAAAGCTATGCTTACGCTATGAACCGAGCGGCTCTCTTCTTTCTCTTACAGAAAGGTTTCTACAATGCCGACTTTGCAAAGATGAGCAAGGTAGAACTCATAGTTCACTGTGAAGAACAGATGTCTTACATTCTCAACAGTAGAGGAATGGGCATTAAACCGCTACACTCTAGTCATCACGATAGAGATTTTCTAATTTCTCCCTTTGCTGAAAGCCATGACATGAATTTCAACCCTGCTCATCTCAGAGATAATTACTATGGTATGCACATTCATCCCTTCGAGTTTATCTTTCTCAAGTATAATGCAAACAACCAACACCAGAATAAAGAAGTAGAATACTACACCAAACTCTACCTGGATTAATAACCCATATTTGTCTAGAGAAACCAGCTCTAGACAAATATACAAATTTAAAATATGCTTTTTTTAATTCTCCTAACGTCATCAGCATATCTAACGTCAGAACGAGAAAGCCAGACCATTAGTTTCTTGAGGGCATCATCATCAGCCTTGATATCTTCTAGACTTTCCGGTTGATAAGCGGGAATGATAATGGCATTATGAATGTTGTGTCTACAAACGTCATCACGATCGTCAAGGCAGAAAACATTGCTTTGGGGTACAAAGGCACCAATATTAGTCTCTTGATAAAGCTTATCTATAGGTTTGGAGTAGTTTAGACCTTCCTTGTAACAGTCATCAAAGGTGTAGACAAAGTTTGGAGGAGACAGATCTCTAAACAAGAGCTCCACGATGGCCTCCACATAGTCTTTCTTTCCTGCCGACCACACACCAACCACTCTAAAGTAGGTAAAGCAGAAAGAGAGAAACTCTTTCACATAAGGTCTAACTACACCCCATAGACGGGTCTTTTCTCCCACGCCTTTCTCAATAGAAACGTCTGTAAGTTCTATGTAGTAACAGCGACTTCTAAGTTCAGGATCGGTAAAGATGCCAAACTCGATAGCCTCGTCTATATTGGTAAAGGTGTGCACAAAAGTTTCGTCTAGGTCAACTATAATACCATGAGGGCTGCTGCTTCGATGAGACACGACGTTCATCCTTTCAGACAAGTTTTTATTAAGTTTTAAATTTTAGTGATTTCTCAAGAAACGCTTTTCTCTCCTCTAGTACATTAATGTCTACTAAATAACCTCTAGGGATCTTTCCCTCTTCTAGTAAAAGCTTGATACTATCGTTAGCTTGTCCTGTATAACTGGCATCTATAAGAGTATTTTTCTTTCTCTCTTCCTCTTCTCTTCTCCACACATCGGGAAGGTTGTTTATAGTTTTATTAGACACGTTGGTACTAGTCCTGTCCCAAAAGAAGAGAAGTGGTTCTAACAGAGAAAAGATGCAAGCCTCGATAATCTCTAGTTCAGGCAGGATGAGAGCCCTCTCCATGCACAAGGATAAATTCTTACACAAACACATCTGTACAGACCAAACCATGTCGCTTAGTATATTTCTATCCAGACCATTCTTTTCTGCCGGGTTAGAAGCAGAGAAAGCAAACGAACTCATCTCACAGAAAAGGTTCTTTTCCGACTTTAGTTCGTTCCAACGAAGGACAGGCAGTGGTTTTCTCTCTCCTCTAATACAGGACAAGACGTGCTCTCGGGCCAAGAGGAAAGATACATCTCTCTTCCAAGCAGGAAGACAGATGCTCAAGGCATCTCTAATGCATCTACTCCTTAGAGAGCCGTCTAGACGAGAAGTTTGCACTCTCTCAGACAAGGCCAAGGCAGAGATTCTACTCTTAATAGCCCTCTTTTGTGCTAGAAATCCCGTCCTGGTAAGAGAAGAGATTTCTCTCTTCTCTTGCTTCCTTTTTTCTTCTGCTATACCTATTATTTTCTCCTCCTCCCTCGATGATATATAAATCCACTCCTGCGATTCTATATACAACTCTCTATACATTTACTTTTATGTGTCTTGGGAAATAAATCTTTTACCAACCTTCATACATGGTCTTATAGTATTCCTCGGTGTAGAAAGGCTCTTCGCAATCGGGAGTGTACCAATCGTAAGGGTTAATCAGACTCTGCTTATACAGATCTTCCTCATGTGAGATAACCTTGGCTCTCTTGATCACCCTCTTCTTGGGAGGATGACCCGGTTTGGTATACATCTTTAGAAAACGGTTCTTCCTCTTGGTCTTGGGTGCCTTTTCTCTAACCTTGAGGTTAACCTCCAGGTCTAGGTCTTGTTCACGAGGAAGCACCTTGTTCTCTCTCATGCTTCTGTTCTGTCTAGGCAAAACAGAGTCCACCTTGTTCTTCTTCTCCTGCACAGAAAACACCTTCTCATAGGTAGGGTCCTTCTTCTCACCATGAGAGAAAGAGAGAATGTTGTCCCACATCTCAGGAGGCAGGTTCAAGAAGGGAGAAGGAGCAAAGAGAGAAGCGTAGCTCATGTCTGATGGGATGTCTGTTGCTGGCAAGTTTCCCTTTTTATAAATAGTTTTTAACCAAAGCATAGGTTATGTTCTTACTCACGTGATGGAGAGTGATCCTTCTCTGTGTGACGTTCTCAAGCAAGGATTGCCTTATCTCTTGCAGGTTATCTAGAGCATCATCAAAGTAGACAAGTGGTCTACCCTGTATGTCCTGATATTTCTGTAAGAGCATGTTTAGAAGCAAGTCTCTAGGAGGACGAGCCGTAATAAAATCCTTAATGTACCTAGTTAGTCCTAGTTGGGCCGCAATAAAGTACGCTCCAGGGTTGTAAGAGATAACATACATGTCCACACCTTGTTCGTATAGAAAGCGAAGAGTATGCCAAGTTTCTCTTGGTACTTTTGCTCCCTTCTTGTTGTAAAAGACCAAAGTATCATCCAGGTCAAAGATAAATATGGGTTTGTCATTAACAAACATACCATGATCATCCTTGCTCATACCATGATCATCCTTGCTCATGTCCTCAGACTGCATTCGAGATATGTTTGGTGCGACCAAACATATTTCTATAATCTTAGAAATCGTCCTCCTGACCTTGGTAAGCAGAGGTCTCTTCCTCTTCATCAGTAGAACGAGTGCGATAGTTACCTCCACGAACTTCATAGCTATTGCTCTTTTGTTCCATGCACAGATCATTGATCCAAGTAGGCAGTTCTTGTTCAGGATAGGTTGCTTCTTCCTCCATGTCTAGGAGAAGAGAGTTAGCCAGACGGTAAATGTATGAGATGGCATGCTGCTTGGTAAGGTCGTTTTGGTCTTCAACCAAAAGCTCTTGCATAAACTCAATCTCAATCTCTACCGCCTCAAGTACAATCTCCTTGATTAGGTCTGAAGAGACTTCCATGCCTAGGCTGCGATAATACTCCTTAATCTGCTTGATCAGATGCACGGCAAAGTTACGGTGCAGAGTCTCGTCCTTGGAAACTTGTTCGTTAAGAAAGATAAAATTGGCCAACTTGCCCTGAGAGCGGAACCAAAAGACCACCAAGAAGGCACTCAAGAAGAAAATGCCCTCGGCACAAGCAAAGGCCACCAGACGATAAGGCTTCTCAATGTCAGAGTAGAGATACTTTTCCATAAACTGGTTCTTCCTGCGCACAGAAGCATGGTTATCGGCAGCCTCAAAGAATTCTCTCTTCTTGTCCGGATCAGAGATGAGAGAGTCGATAGCCAAAGAATAACCTTCCGAGTGAATGAGCTCCATGTATTGTTGAACCACATAAAAAGCCTTTTCTTCTAGAGAACGTGCTTCCAAAATAAACCTGAAAGCCAGATTATCTAGGATGACTCCATCTGCACTAGAGAAGAAGGCTAGAATGGTACCTAGCATATACTGCTGGGTTGCGGTAAGTTTCTCATAGTCTTCCTTGTCTCTACTATAGTCCATCTCTGCATTGTTCCAAACCGTGCCTACGTGAGTATTAAAAAACCTAAACGTGGACCTGTCACGAATAGGGTAAAGAGAGTAACGATCAGAGTCCTTTACATTGTCAGAGAGCGAACGCAAGTCCTTGACGATAGAGCTAATCTTTTTCTCGTTCTCCATTTTTAAAATTTTAGCATTCAGGTATTAATCATTCAGCCTGAAAGATTGGGTTCGAGGAAGAGAGAAAAGTTTTCATGGTCGGTTAGTAAAGACACAATCACCTCTAGTAGACAAGCTTAGAAGGTGTTATCAAGAAAGAAGAATGTCCTTCTCGAAAGAGATTGCACAAAAGAAGAAATCATATCAGATATCGTAATCCTGGGTTTTTCCGTGTGTATATTTTTTAGGTTTATTAAAATGGAAGAGGTTAGTTTTACCGAGATCGCTCGTACTTACCAAAGGGCTAATCCCGATGCAACCATCATAGCACGTGTTCCTACACCTTTCAACATTGACAAGGCCAAGATCATCTCTTTGGAAGAGATTATTAGCCCTTCTTTCATCAACCGAGGAAACAAGGCCCAGGTCTTTTTCTATGATAACGAGAACCTAGTTCGGGTACAAAAGCTAAACCCTGAAACAAACACTCCTCTAGATGGCAGTTTTGTAGATTATTACATCTTTAGACAAGACGCTTATGATCGACTGAGAACTTCTGTCACCCTAGAGAATCCCGCAGCTGGAGCTAGAGATCTTCTTTGTCCTTGCGGGCAGAGAACTCGTTTGACTAACGGAGTGTAAGAGTTGCTTCTTTGCTAAGATTAAAACTTAGCAAAGATATCACGTGAAGCTAGAAGGGGTCTTTCTAGTTGCCTTATGTCGAGTTTTCTTAAGAAGGGAGAACAAGGTGTGAACTCTAGATTAGGTCTCGAGCGAGCGGGAACCCTTTTTACTCTTCTACCAAAGTTGGCGAGAGAGATTTCTTGGAAACAAAGGGTTACACTCTGTAAAGTTGGAGCCAGGTCTAATCCAGAGATCATCTTTGGTGGAGAGAAGAGAAAAGGTGTGAACTAGTTTGGTACCTAGGTTATCTTTGGTAAGAAGAGAGAGAACAAAGGTAACAAAGCACCTTCTGTTTAGTTTGCTACCTAGGTTATCTTTGGTAAGAAGAGAGAGAACAAAGGTAACAAAGCACCTTCTGTCTGGTTTAGTGAGGAGAGAGCAAAGATACTCTTGGTTATCTTTGGTGAAGAGAGAGAGAGAGAGAGAGAGCAAAGGTACCCTTGGTTAACATTGTAGAGAAGAGTTATCATGAGAGCAAAGATACTCTTGGTTATCTTTGGTGAAGAAGGAGAGAACAAAGGTGTGAACTAGTTCACACCCAGGTTAGTTTGGTGAAGAGAGAGAGAGAGAGAGAGAGAGAGAGCAAAGGTACCCTTCTGTCTAGTTTGATACCTAGGTTATCTTTGGTGAAGAGAAAAGTGTGAGCTGGCAAGAAAGCAACCTTTGTGCGTGAAGTAGAGAATGTAAAGTAACTCTTTACATTCTTGTCGGTGAAGATAGAATCTGGACTGGTTGGTAAGTTAACCTTCTAGCACAGAGACACATTTGCTATAAACTTTGGTGGAGGAAGAGAACAAAAGCGGAAGCGGCGCCCCTAATTAGTTTTATTATAGAAGGTCTTCATAGCTGAAAGCAAAGGACTCTCCTTGAATGGCATAGTAACTACACGGTTTATCCAAAGATAACCAAGGGTACCAAACTAGTTCACACCTTTGCTCTCTCTCTCTCTTCACCAAACTAACCAAGAGCATCAAACTAGACAGGAGGTGCTTTGTTGTCCTTTACTCTTCTTACCAAAGATAGCCTAGGTACCAAACTAAACCAAGGGTGCCTTTGCTCTCTAGTTACCTAGGTACCAATGTTAACCGGGGGCACCTTCTCTCTCTTCACTAAACTAAACCTAGGTACCAAACTAACCTGGGTGTGAACTAGTTCACACCTTGCTATCTCTCTTACCAAAAATAACCTGGGCACCAAACTAAACCAAGAGTACCTATATTCTCTAGTTAATCTTCTCTACTAACTAAACCTACCGCATCTTTGCTGTCTCTCTCTCTCTTCTCCAAAGATAACCAAGAGTACCAAACTAAACCAAGGGTGCCTTTGCTCTCTAGTTAATCTTCTCTAACTAAACCAAGAGTACCTTTGTTCTTTTATCAAAGATAACCTGGATGCTAACTAAACCAAGGGTACCTTTGTTCTCATGATAACTCTTGTCTACAAGGTGTGAACTAGTTCATACCAAGGGTACCTCTTCTCTCTAGTTAATCTTCTCTACAATGTTAACCAAGGGTACCTTTGCTCTTCTCTCTCTTCTTACCCAAACTAAACCAAGGGTGCCTTTGCTCTCTGGTTAATCTTCTCTGCTAACTAAACCAAGAGTGTGAACCAGTTCACACCTTGCTCTCTCTCTAGTTAACCTTCTCTACAATGTTAACAAAGGGCATCTCTTCTCTCTCTTCAAACTACACAGAAGGTGCTTTGTTATCCTTTGCTCTCTCTCTTCTTACCAAACTAAACAGGAGGTGCTTTGCTCTCTCTCTCTCTCTCTCTCTCTTCACCAAAGATAACCTGGGTGCTAACTAGTTTAGACATTGTTTCGTGATAACTCTTCTCCATGAAGTGTGATCTAGTTCACACCCCGTTCTCTCCCTTCATCAAAGATAACCTGGGTAGCGAAGGATACAGTAAGGTAGATCACCGTTGGTGATCTATCTAACGACAGTAAGGTAGATCACCGTTGGTGATCTATCTAACGACAGTAAGGTAGATCACCGTTGGTGATCTATCTAACGACAGTAAGGTATATGTGCTATCTAACGACAGTAAGGTAGATCACCGTTGGTGATCTATCTAAC